GGAACATTTGCCGATAATTGACGAAAAGACGATGGAGCGGGGATTGCCGGCTCGTCTCCCTTTTTGCCATTGTCGGCTCGCGCCTGTAATAGAAATGTTTGATTGAAAAACCGCTTTAAATATGGTATAAAGATATAAAAGGGACATATATGTTGGAACTTGTAGAACAATTGACAGCGTTGCAAATATTTGCGAGAGACGCGCATTACTCATTCCGGGGGTTAGAATACAAGCCCTTGCATGAATGGATGGACGAAATAGCCGACCCGTTGAATGATTTTTTAGACGAAATCAAAGAATCGATATTGTTGCGGGCGAACAATGAAGTGCCGCGGGGTGTCGAAATCAATGCAAACGCGGCGTTTTATGTGCCAAGTGAAATTGGAAATGATAATCGGGAAATTCTATCGAATGTCCAAGCGGTTATTATGATGTGCCATCAGACTATAAATGGGATGAAAGACATGTCGGTTGGGAATGGTGATATTCTTGGGCGGATTGATTCGCATTTGGAAAAACACCTTGGATTATTGCGGTTAGCATTGGAGGACGGAAATGATAAAAAAGTTGCTTAAATGGATTAAAGGGTTATTCTGTCGCAAAAAGCCGGCGACGAAAAAGGTTTTGGAAAAGACCACGGTAAAAGGTAAGTTCAAAAAGAAAACCGCCCGTAAGGGTAAAAAATAGGGGGTTAAATATGCCAAGTTATTTATCATACATGCGCCAAATGGCGGTTTTAGATGCAGACGATACGGAAATTGAATCATGGATTACGGTTCGTGGTAATCATATTCCTATCAAAAAAGGTCAATCGAAAGAGGATGCGGTTAAGTCCTTTATTGCTAGCAAGGGCGGAAATACTGAAAAAGGTTCGAATAAGAAGTCGGAATTGGGTTTGATATATCACAAAGATAAAGGGCATGTGAAAGAAGGCCGGCCGCCAAAAGGATGGGCGAAAGTTGAGGGTGCGACAACCGCGCCAAATGGATATAGTTGGTATTCGAACGGGAAATCGATGTTCGGTGGGGAAAGAGAATCCTATTTATATAAGGACGAAAAGGAAGATAAAGCGGCCAAGAAAGAATATCCGGCAGAGTTCGAAACGGTGCGCAAAAACGCAAAGGCCAACCCGTATCTGTATGATTTGCGATACACCCAAAAATCAAAGGCAAAAGCATACGAAGAATATAAAAAAGACACAGAAAAGAAAGACAAGGCGTATAACGACAAGGGTTTGTATCAAGATGCGTTGAATGAATTGGATGACCAAATTGCCGACAAAGAAAAGGAATTGGAAAACATTCATTTGTCTATGACCGAAAATGCGGAGGCGGGTTATTTTGATATTGCCAGTGCGAATATGGTGGATATAGAATTTGTCAAAGGTCAGTTAGAAGAGTTGAAGAAAAAACGAGAAAAATTGGCTGGGTCTAGTGGAACGAAAGCCCCAAAGGTCACAAAGGTAGATGCTAAAAAATGGAATAGCCCTGCGTCTGACCCTTGGAAGTCCTTATATGATTAAAAGTTTGTAAGTTGTCGTGGGTGAATACCTCTGATTCGTCAGGGGTATTTTTTTGTTTGAAAAATAAAACCGAATGTGGCACAATATTCGTATAAGGAAAGGATTATGAGTAAAAAAGTAGATACTAATGGCTATTGGTTTATCAAACACAATCCGATAAGCAAAGAGGGTGTATTCCCATATTTAGGGCATACCATATCGGATGAATGTGAACCGAATAAAATTTATAAAGTATATCGTCCTGCGTCAACATTAAAGGATAGTGTTGAAACTTGGGATAATCCGCCAAAGCCGTTTATTGATGACCACGAAATGTTAGGGGAAGGATTCACTGCGATTGATGATAGACCCGTTCAAGGTATTATTTACAATCCTAGTTTTGAGGATGGGGTTTTGTATGCGGATATTGCGGTGTATTCGGAAGACCTAAAACAAAGTATCGAAAATGGCAAAAAGGAATTGTCCTTGGGGTATTTTTGCAAATACAAAAAGGAACGGGGTGTTTTCAAGGGGGAAGTGTATGATTATGTCCAGTATGATATGGTGGGCAATCATATCGCCCTTGTGGATGCCGGGCGGTGTGGTTCGGATGTGAAAGTGTTCGACCACAAATGCACAATGGATTCGCTCAATTTGGGCGATTTCGAAAGTCCCTTGAAAACAATGGACGAAAATGGCATAATAGAATCAAAGGAAACAAAAGGAACAGACATGTATGTGACTATTGATGAAGTTCGCCGTTTGTTGACCGAATCATTCACTTATGGTGATAATGAGGTTGACCCAAAGGTTAAATTGATTATGACCGCATTGGAGGCGAAAGCAAAGCAGACATTGGACGAGGACGAAACAAAAGAAGAAGAAAAAAAGTCCGAAGATTCCGATGATGAAGAAAAAGAAGAAAAGAAAGCCGAAGACAAATGCGGCAAAGACGAGGACGAAGAAGAAAAGAAAGAATCCGAAGATTGTGACAAAAAGAAAGAAACCGCGGATTCTATCAAGGAATTGATGTCGGTTGTCAAAGACATGGCGGACGACATTAAGAAACTCGTTGCCAAAGACGAAGAAAAAGACGACGAGGAAAAGAAAGAATCAGAAGATGGCGATGATTCCGATGACGAATCCAAGGAAGAAAAAGAATCCGAGGACGAAGACGAGGATGATGAAACCAAAAAATCGGAAGATTCGGCTGTGTTCGTTTTCGGTCAAGATTCTGCCATTGCGGAAGATGAAGGGCTGAAAGAATATTTGAAATAAACAAAAGGAAAGAAAGATGCAAACAACAGTAAATCAAAAGTTAGCGTTCGGCGTTCCGGGTTCGTTTTATGACAATTCCCCTCGCCGTGTTGACCCTTATACCGTTGAAGAAGGCGCGATTGCGTTGGCATATACTGTCGATTCGACCGACCCGTCAAAAGCGGTTTTGGGTGGAACCGGTTTGTTCGCCGGTATTGCCGTTAATACAAAAGAATATATCATTGACGGTCTTGGCGCGTCTATGGCGTTTCGCGAAGGCGATATTGCGCAATGTGCAACAATGGGTCGTGTCGTGTTGAAATTGGCCGATGCGGTGACCGTTGGTGACGCATGTTTCTATAATGAAACAACCGGGGAATTGAAACCGGGAACTTCGGGTGACACTATCACCGATTATGTTGAAATTCCGGGTTCAAAATTCGTTATTGCGAACGCTTTGGCGAATGAATATTCGGTATTACAATTGGGTTAAAAAAAGGGGTAAATAATGAAAACAAATATTAAATTTTCAATCCCTGCGGAAAAAGTAAAATCGTATGCGATGGATTCTAAAACCACCGAAACGACTATTGACGCTTTGGGTATTCACTATACAAAGAATGCTTTGCGTGAATTTAAGGCGTATGCGACCGATGCCGCACCAACAATGCAGACCACACCGTCCAATATGACACCGGTGCAGTTTTTGCAATTTTGGATTCCGGAAATGGTTGAAGTTGTCACCGCTAGCCGTGACGCTGATGCTATTTTGGGTCGTGATTTTGCAGGTTCTTGGGAAGACGAAGAAATCGTGCAACCGGTTATTGAATACACCGGTCAGGCGCGTCCTTATGGCGATAAAACTTCGTTAAACTTGGCGGATTTCAATGTCAATTACGAACGCCGCACAATTGTTCGCATGGAACAAGATGTCGAAGTTGGTAAATTGGAAGCTGCGCGTGCGGCTAAACAGCGTATTGATGCGCAAGGTTCAAAACGCCACGGTGCGTCCTTGTCTTTGGCTATTAGCGCGAATGACATTGCCTTTAACGGTTATAACGCGGGTGTCAATAAGACCTATGGTTTGTTGAATGACCCGAACATGCCGGCATATACATCCTTGCCGAATGGTGCGGCTGGCACCTCCGAATGGATGACAAAGACATTCAACGAAATTGTGGACGATATTAAAAATATGTTCGCTTCGTTGCGTGTTAAAACCGGTAATAACTTTAAACCGGAACGCGATGCGTCTGTTTTGGCGTTGGGTGTATCTTGCATTGACGCGTTGCAAACTGTTAATCCGTTGGGCGGAATTTCCGTTTGGGATTGGCTTGGCAAGACATATCCGAAATGCCGTGTTGAATCTGCGGTTCAATTAGACGGTGCAAATGCGGGCGATAATGTTGCATACTTGATGGCTGAATCTTTGGCCGGTATGAAAGTTATCGGGCAATATATGCAGGACGCTCTGCGTTTGGTTGGTGTGGAACAGAAAGCGAAAGGTTTCTTGGAATGCTATTCCAACGCGACCGCCGGTGTTCTGTTGCGCGTGCCAATTGCCGTCGCTCGTTTCTCGGGCTGTTAAAATATTTGCTTTTGATTAGGGCGGGCGTTATAATATGCTCGTCCTAATTGAAGCAAAGGAGAATATTATGGCATATATTGTAAGTAAAGCATCCCAAGATAACGAATACTGCGATTGGATGAAAGGTCGCAACGGTTTGAATGTCAAGAAGTATTCGGTTATTATCAAAGGTGGGGCGAATGTCTTGGATAAGAAGACGATGGAAACCCACAATGGCGTGATAACGGAAGTTAGTGCGTCGGAATTAAAGTTCTTGGAAAGCAACACGGCTTTTAAACGGCACGAGGAAAGGGGCTGGGTAAAAGTATGTAAGACACGCGCGGAGGCGGAAAAGAAAGCCGAAGCGGTGGAAAAGGACGATAATGGGGATGTGAAAAAAGACGGTTCTGCGCAATTAACGGCGGAGGACTTTGAAAAGAAAGGGCAAAAGCCGCCAATTGTCAATCCTGATGATTTGGTAAAATAGTTTTTGGTGTTGTGTGTGTTGTGAGCAATAGCGGGGTTGGGTGATTTAAAGCCCGCCCCGTTATAACTTTAAGGGGGAAAATGTGTCGGTAGTAGTGACTGTTGAAAATTTGCGCAATGCGCTCCCGGAGTTTGGGGACGCTAGCAAGTATCCCGATGAATATATTCAAAGATTTATCACGATGGCGACGATGTATATATCGACGGTAAGCGGAATTATTCGCGACGATGTGCGCATATTGGCGATAGAATATATGGCATGCCACTTGATGACTTTGAGCGCGATTGACGGGCAGGGGAATGCGCAAGGCGACGGTAATAGTGGTGGCGTATTAAGTAGTGCGTCGATTGAAAGTGTAAGTGTGGCGTTTCAAGCGGTGATAGCGAGTGACGCATTTGAGCAATGGATACAATCGACCCCGTATGGGAAGATGTATTGGGCGTTATTGCAAGCGAACACGCCAACGGGCATATATTGGGTTGGCGTAAAGAGAGCGTTCGGGATTCGGTAATGGTAATGAAAGTCGATTTTAAGAAAAACAAGCGGGCCAATTCTCGTATATTTAAAGAGGGTGTGGTTCGTGTCGGTTTTTTTGACGACAAGCGATACGACGACGGTTTGCCGGTGGCCCAAGTTGCGTATTGGAACGAATACGGGACGAATGTGGAACACGGGATGCCACCCCGCCCTTTCATGCGCCCGGCGGTATTCGAACACAAGGCGGAATTAAATGCGTTATTGCGGTCCCGATACAAGAAAGCGTTCAAGGACAAAGAAAACACGATGACGGTGTTAGAAAATTTTGGGGAATATGTGGTGGATTTGATACAACGGCAAATAGAAAAGACGACAACGCCGGAAAACGCGCCTATAACCATCAACGGGGGCTGGCTCGGGTTTAAGGGCGGCCGTTCGGTATATGTCGAGGGGAAACAAGGAAAAAGTCACCCATTATTGGACACGATGTTTATGCACGATTCTGTTGCGTATAAAGCGGAGGAGGTCAAAAAAGTATGATAAATGTATTAAAAGCGGCATTACGGATAATCCCAAAGCAAAGAATCACATATAAGAAATTTTTGCGGGTTCAACCGAATAGGATTGGTTTGATGGTAAATGTATATGCGGACCCGGTGACGGTCAATGGGAGCATACAGCCGGCGAGTGCGGACACGCTTTATAAGGTAGGGATTGCCAACACGGGGGATATATATGTTTGCGTTTTGGAGGGTGACGCGGTATCGGTGGCGGAGATTCAAAGTAATGATTTGATTGTGAATACGGCGGGGGAAACCTTTAACATATTTAAGTCGGACAGATGGTATGATTATCCCGGCCAAAATTGGAATAGAATCTTATTACGGAGGGCAAAGGATTATGGAAACAAATAATTATCATGGCCGGAATGAAATTTTATGGAAAATAATGGACGCGATAACCGACATGTTGGGGGATTTTGGTTTGTCGGAAACATGGCAAGTGGCAAGTTCGAACCAACCGACGATTCAAGGATTACAAAACAATACGGTGTATGTGGACATAATAAGTCGTCGTCGGTATGGGACGCAAGGGACGAAACCGGTAAAAGTGGACGGGCAATGGTATGAAAGCGCGGAATGGACGGAAGAATTGTTGGTTCAAGTTGGCGCATTTAAGCAACGGGACCCGGAAACGGACAACGAAAACACGCTGACCTCGTCCGATGTTATAGAATACTTGCAAGGGTGCATAAATTCAAATAATGACTTTGGCAATTCGAACCGTGGGATTGGGAAATACGGTTTAGAAAAGAAAAGTTATTTTTCGGGGGATTGGTTAGAAATAATTCGGAGCACGGATGTTCGTGAATTGGATTATGAAACCGATAGCGGGTTAAAAGAAAAATTCCCGCAGTTTGATTTTACATTGGTCGTCAATCAAAAGATATTGAAAACCGGGGTAAAATTTGATAGTATCGAAATAGGAACAGAAAGGATATAAAAAATGGCTATATCACAAACAAAATACATAAATATTGTAAGTGCCGTTGGTGGTGGTTCTATTGTGGCGCAAAGGGATTTAATTGGCCGTGTATTCACGACTAACGACTTGGTTCCGGCGGGTCAAATAATAGAATTTAGCGGCGGTTTAGTTGCGGGGTTAGAAAGTGTTGGCGACTTTTTTGGCATTACTAGTGCGGAATATGAATTTGCGCAAAAGTATTTCCAAGTTGGCAAGAAAGGCACCGCGCCCCAAAAGATAAGTTTTGCGCGTTATGTAAATGCGGCGACAAGTGCTTATTTATATGGCAAAACGGGCGTTCGTTTAGCGGATTTGCAAGCGATTACCACGGGAACATTGAATATTACCGTAAATGGCACGGAAAAGGCATATACGGGTATCAATTTTAGTTCGGCGACAAGTTTGGCAGGCGTTGCGACAATTTTGACGACGGCTATTACCGGGGACGGATTGGTTGCGACTTATGAAAC